AGGCGCGGGCGTGTGTCTGACGTATCTCCCACAATAGAGACCTCACCACAAATACACACTCTTACTATCGACTCCGAAATCAGAAGGTTAACGCCACTTGAGTGCGAGCGCCTGCAGGCATTTCCCGACAACTGGACGGAGTACTACTCGAACGGAGAGAAGGTAAGTGACACCCAGCGCTATAAAATGACCGGCAATGCAGTCACGACTAATGTAATACAAGCAGTATTTGAAAGGATATTCACATGAGAATTAGAGCAAATATCGTCGCCGTAACCGTAAAAATCGACGGCCAGGCGTCCGCGCTATTCCTGAAGGGATACGACAATCCGAAAGGCCCGCAGACCTGGCGCCACGAGCTGCGCTCCTGGGCCGGCGGAATGATACAGGCCGGCCACACTATCAAGTACGATATGTTCTGGCGCTCGGACTCTCCCTGGCCCGCGTGTGGCTGCCCACAGAAAAGGGCGGCTCCTAATGCCTTTCAGGGTATGCTCGACAAGGAGGGCGCCGGTAGACGGCTAGAGGACATCAAGTTCGAGCCCCTGCGACTTGATCGTTTGACGTACAGTAAAACAAAAATGACCCACGCATCGTTCAAAGCGCAGGCCAGTTAACATCTTGAAAGCCAGTGGATCGGAGACCAACCGCGCTCGTTCAAGAGCGGCTCTAAGAGCAATCCACTGGCATTTCAAATTATAACACTAGTCGGTGTTGTGCATAAGTCAAGAAAAAATACTATTGCTTATGAAGCGTGAACGGTTTACTATGGTAGAGTAACAACAACGCAAAGGAGACCAACCATGCGAAACATCATCAAAACAATCAAGCAGAACCGCGCCGAGCGCCGAGAACTACTCCGCAAGCTCGACGGCCTTACAGACCACCACTTTCTAACGGTGGCTACCTTCGCTCGCAACTTCGAGCTCAACACTAGCCGGCCGGCAACCGCAGCAGAGTGCCAGGAAGTACGGACGCTGCTATGCCAACGCTGACCGTAAAGGATGCCTCAACGACTTACAAAATGACCGAGGACGGTGAATTTGTTTGCGCGCATGAGGATGCCTATATAGAAAAAGCATGCTGCTCTGGCACTGACTCCGAGGGTAACGTATCCTGCGGATGCCACGGCCAAGACAGCGTGATATGCCCAGCACTCGACTGCGACGGTATACAAGACCACGAAGTCGAAGAGCTATTTGAAAAACTAACACCAGGGGAGCCAGACTATGAGTGACGAACACCAATCAGTAATCGATGACCGCGAGTGGTTTATGCTCGCCGGTTTCCCGCGCTACCGTCGCTTGTTTTTTGACCGCATATTTCCCTGGCTCATTTTTGCCGGCATAATTTTTGGACTCTATCTCTTGATGACTTACGGCTTGGAGGCGCTGGTATTACTCAGCGAACCGCTCGCCAAAGGTATGAAGGAGATGGGGTTATGATACGCTGGTTGTTACTACGCTGGCTCGATCTACGGATAAAGCTGCAGCCGGACAAATCAGGTATCAAGTTCATAAAAATTAAATAGGAGACCATCCATGCAACAGGAGTCACCAATATCGATCGGCGCACGAGCAGCCGCAGAAAAGCTCAACGAACTTCACTTTGAAAAGGTGAACGAGCTACTGAAAAAGCACGGCCTACTTGTTGAGGGCGAACAGCTCGACGAGAAATCGCTCGAAGCCAAGGGCTACCTCATTAACCAGGTCATGCTACCAGGCAACCAGTACCGCCTGCAGCTCGCAAAAATCGAGGACGTTGTACAATATAAAGCGGAAGTAAAGTTTGACCTGGAGGTAAACGATATGGCCGACACAACACTCGAAGACAACGAAGAGCGCCGAGCGGCACGCCGCAAGGACGCTGCACCAGATAGCGAAGCGCCGGCACCTGCGCCCGCTGAAGAAAGCGACGAAAAACCAACCGATGAGTAGTGACGGAGTGCGTAAGCTCTCAGTCGCCAAAGTCGACATTGATGCGTTGGTCGGCTCGAAAGAGCCGGCCCGCACCGAACCAGAGCCTGTAGAGTTCTCGCAACTCTCCCGCAAGCAGCGCCGGCGGATCGCAAAAGGCGCGCATCTATTCAAAGATAAAAGCGGAGAGGCGTGGCGTATCGCTAGTAACCACATGAAGCGCAACGGCCCGCCCCATAAGCACTAAGGAGACCTACCATGCAGAAAGAACTGCGCGACACCAAAGTCACAATCAGTAGCGGTAACGACGAGGTAGAAACTACCCTTGGCGCGCTAGATGACATGGCCGGCATGAACGAGCCCCGCGACGTATCTTCGCCGCTGAGTATCGGCGTACAGCTAGCCAGTAAAGACGACTTCATACAGGCGATCCGAAACACCCAGGCCGATATAATTCGTGCCAAGTCCGAGGAGCGCGCTGCTAAAGAAATGCTCGACGAAGAGGTAGAGCAGCTTGACGGTTGGATTGAAAACCAACAGGCTAAGGAAGAGGTCAAGCGTACCCGCGACGAGCTCAAGGCTCAAATGGCGGAGTCCGGCGAAGTGGAAACCGCCACCGAAAACTACGAGGAGAAATCCGACGCACTAGCACGGCACCGCGCTATCATGTCCGACCTGCTCGTATTGTACGCAGCCAAATTCAACAGTAAAACGGTAGAGGTAGAGCGCGAACAGCCTCGATTGATATTGCTATCTGCAAAGATTGGCAAAGTCGAACCAGAGCAAATGCGCCTTTTTTAGACTATGCAGCCCACAATTACTGTGTGCTCGGACGCCAGCTTCAGTGAAAACCACAAGCTGGCGGCCTGGGCATGCTATATACGAACACCAGACAGCGTCATTCAGACCGGCGGCATCATCAAAGAGCCGTGCGACAACTCCACTCAGGCCGAGCGCCTGGGCATCGCAAACGCCCTCTGGCTCATCGAGCAGAGCGTAGACCTGGCAAACTACCGACTGATCGTGTACTGCGACAACGTAGCCGCGCTGAAGCGCCGGACACTCCGCAAGACACCAGCCAGTAAGATATACCAGGAAGCAGCCGCGTATAACGCGTGGTTTGAGGCCCATATAGAGCGGGTGCTATTCAAAGCGGCCGAATACTCAACTCGGCACGTAAAGGGGCATCTAAAGCGCTCAAAATGGCACACAGGTAGCCAGCGCAACTTCATGAACCGCTGGTGCGACCACAAAGCTAAATCGATACTCCGTGAAGCTATCCGTTTGCAATCGCTTGACAGTGAAGCGTGAACGGTTTACACTGGGGTCACAATCAACAATAATTAGGAGACCAACCCTATGACAGACCACAATAACAACCTAAGCGTCCGCGACGAGGAGCAGCTACCAAACAGCCCTCAAGCCGAAATGATGGTGTCGCGCCAGATGCAGGAAGTCCAGGCGGCTATGATAGCAGCAAAGCGATTCCCTCGGGATGAGATGCGCGCTATCGACCGCATCAAAGCTACCTGCCAGCGACCAACACTAGCAGCGCAGGCTGTGTACCGCTACCCGAAAGGTGGCAGCAACGTATCCGGCCCGTCAATACGACTAGCTGAAGCGCTCGCACAAAACTGGGGTAATATCGACACCGGTATTATCGAACTCGAAAACAACCGTGGCGCCAGCACCATGATGGCATACGCCTGGGATTTGGAAACAAACACCCGCGTCACCAAGATTTTTACGGTAGAGCACAAACGCGACACCAAGCAAGGAAGCAAAGCCTTGACCGATGGCCGCGACATATACGAAGCCACCGCGAACTTTGGAGCCCGCCGACAGCGCGCCTGCATCCTTTCAATCGTACCTGGAGACGTAGTAGACATGGCGGTAGAGGCCTGCAAAGCCACTGTTGCTAGCTCCGACCAGCGACCGGTCGACGAGATACTCCACGAGCTGTTAAAAGCCTTCAAGGGTATTAACGTTACCAAGGAACAGCTCGAAAAGTACTTTGACAAACAGCTCACGGTTATGACCAAGGAGGACTTGGTAGACCTGCGCGCTGTATACAAGGCAATCAAAGACGGCCAGAGCAAGCCGGAGGATTACTTTGGCGTAGACCAAACCTCTGCTCGCGAAGCTGCCAAAGCTAAAATCGACGCGGCGCAGTCAAAGGCTGCTGAAGCCGAGGGACTGGACAAGTAGATGAAGATTTACCGAACCGAACAGCAGAGCCAGGAATGGCTCGACGCCCGACGCGGCAAGGTAATGGGCTCGAAAGTAAAAGGCGTCCGACGCCAATCACGAAACAGCGACAAGCGATACGCCACCTTCTGGGAGATCATAGCCGAGAAGATGGCCATCGCCGCTGACGGTGAGCCGCCAATAGATCGCGGCCACCGTCTCGAGCCTGAAGCCCTCGGCGCCGCCAGTAAGATACTCGGCCTGCCAATCGATAAAGACCCAGGTATGTGGATCAGCGACTTGGACGACGACATCGGTGTATCGCCGGACGGCGCGGAGCCGGTAGAAGCTGAAGCCCTCCCAACCTATGGGGCCGAAGTAAAGTGCCTGAGTTCCGCTAGCCACCTGCGCTTCATCTTTGAAGACCGCCTGGCGCGCAAGCAGCCGGATTACAACCCGATTGACAGCGTGCCGAACGAGGAGAAGCACTACTTTAGAGACCAGGTACTGCAGTATTTTGTCGTAAACGAAAAGCTACAAAAAATGTACTTCATTCTGCACGACGACCGCATAGTACTTGACCACCTGGTAACGCACATCATCGAGATAAACCGCTCGGATGTAGCGCACCTGATCGAGGACAATACCAATATGGAGTTTGAGGCGCTCATGCAAATCAACCGCATAGTAACCGAGTTAAGTAAGGAGGGTTAGCCATGGCGGGGGTGAGCGATTACGTCAGGGATACCTTCATAAAGCTAGGCGACCTGACAAACGAGTCCGACCAGATGAGCACCGACTTCGCAAACAACGGCGACTTTCAGAGCGAAATAATGCAAGCAGCAATCGACGGCATCATCGTACAGACTATGCCCAAAGAGGTGCTTACGCTATTAAAGGCGTTCGAGATGGCCAGCATTACCACTCAGCAAGCGGCGCAGGTAATGTACCTCTCGGGGATGCTAGCCGATAAGAAAAACTAGGCTTGCACACGAAGCGCAAACGGTATACAGTAAAAGCACAATCAATTTAACTAGGAGACCAACCTATGTCAGTAGAAAAAAACGAGAACGCGGTACTGCAGCAGTTCGTAGATAACGAGCTGGTACAGCTATCGCCCCTCGAGCAAAAGTCAATCGAGCTGAAGGCCAAAGCCGACAGCACCGACGTACAGGATGATGCCACCCTTTCAGAGGCCGTCAAACTGCGCAAAGAAATCACCAGCCACATCACGGCTACCGGCAAGCTCCGGCTTGATATAACCCGCCCGCTCGACAACGTAAAGGCACAGTTCATCGAGGGCGAGCGCCGCGTACTTGAGCAGGCAGAGGTAGCAAAGACCGAGCTTGGTAAAAAGATCATGACATACGAAGAGAAAAAGGCCGAGGAAGCTCGCCAGGAACAGCTCCGCGTAAACGCCATCATCGCCAAATTTGACGCCAGCGAAGCAGTACGCACCAAGAAAATTACCTCCATCGACGAGCGCGGTAAAGAGCTCAAGGCTATTTATAGCGAGCTACCAGAGACCGACCAGGAAGCGCCGGCAATCAAACTGGCCTTCACACAGGCTATCAACGAGCTTTTAGAAGCCCGATCGGTACTAAGTAAGGCTCAGGTAGACGAAGCCCAAGCAGCGCGCGACAGGGCTATGCGTAAGGCAAAAGAAATCGAAGCCCAGGCAGCGGTACAATCTGAAACTAAAAAAGCGGTGGCCGCGCCAAAGACCGGTGTACGCATGCGCCAGGTAGTAACGATCACAGACCCAGCGCTCGTACCGCGAGCATACTGCGAGCCAAGCCTGCAGATGATCCGCGCAGCGCTCGACGCCGGCGTGACCGAAATACCAGGCGTAACCGTAACCCAGGAGAGGAGCTTCTAATATGCACGTAGATCTCGGGCAGGTACTAAACCTCTGCCTTGCTATAATAATGATTGCTATCGCCGTATTGTTTGCGGTAGCAATCCTCAAGGGCGCATACGATATTTGGATGCGCGACGATAAGGGGGACAAATAACATGGGAGGTACTCGTGAAGGTGGAATCAAAGCGAGCCAAAAGCTCACAGCGAAAGATCCGAACTACTACAGTAACCTGGCTAAGAGAGCACGGAAGCCACGTGGTGGCGCCGCTACTCCTGGGAGTTTTGCGAACGACCCTGCGCGTGCTGCAAAGGCAGGAGCGAAAGGCGGCAAAGCGTCAGGCCTGGCTCGACGATCTAGAAAAACACCGGCCGGAGGTAAAGCGACAAAAGCTCCACTACGAGGAACTGCCGCTGGAAGGGATGCCGAAAAGTAAATGGCAACTCTACACAAAAACTGTCCTTCGTGCGGGCAACCAATTAAGCCCGCGCACAAAGAAATCCTCTCGAAGCAAAAACTAACCATGCTTCAGACGGCAGCACGGCATGTAATAGCCACCGGCGTCAACGACTTTAAGAAGCGTGACGTCGGCGACTTTGCCAGCAGCCCGACCGCATATAACAACTTTCAGAAGCTACGCTATCACGGCCTGATTACACAGGTAAAAAAGGACGGCGTGAAATACCGCGAGCGCTGGCTGATCACACGAAACGCCTGGGCATTTTTGCGGGGCGAGCTCGAGATGCCAAAATGGGTCATGGTTCGCAATAACCACATCGACGAGAACTTCCCGCGCTGCCAGGAGCTTATAGGCGTCAAGGACGTATACCGAGGCTCCGAGGCAATAGTAACCACCTTTGAGTACTTCGACCACGACACGGGCGCCCAGATAGGCTTTAAGCCGGTAATAGCGCAGGCGCCACACCAGGCCGAACAACAGTCGCTAATAGACATGCCCGCGCCGGACTACCGGCCGAGAAGGGCAGGAGCGCACTAACATGAAACAGGAGGGTATAACGCTAACGGTGCTTGGGGCGCCGCGCGTAAAGAAAAACAACCAGCGGGTGGCCTTCAACGGTCGCTTCAGCACAAAATATAACACCAAAACATACGCCGACTGGGAGGTTTCAGCCTTTGACCAGCTAGCCATACTGAAGTACAAGCATCGCATTACCGAGCCGATCACCGGCCCGATTAACCTGCGGTGCATTTTTTATATGCCAACCAGGGGTCGTGTAGACCTCTCGGCGCTATACGAAGGCATCCAGGACGTTATGGCTAGCAAGGATAAATACGACAAAGCTGGGCGCCTGAAGCGCGCAGGACTGTATATCCTGGAGGACGACAACTACAAAGTAGTCGCCGGCCACGACGGTTCGCGAGTGCGCTATGATAAAGAAAACCCGCGCATGGAAATAACAATCACGCCGATGAAGGAGGCCGATTTATGAAAGGCAAACTAATAATCGAGGTAAATGATCACGATCCAGCCAACGAAGGGCAGCCGGTCAACGTAGACTTTGAATGCGAAAAATGCAAGGGAATTATAACCCTGGGTATTGTTGGCGGTCTTGAGGCCTTGAATGGCGACCTGCCACCGAGCTGCCTTTACTGCGGCAACCCTAAACCACTGCAGCCAGTGAAAAAGGACGAGGCAAAATAATGAAAACAATAACAGTAGGCATACCGAGCGCCAGCTACCCAAAGATGGAGTTCCTAAACTCGCTGTTCCCGCTAATAGCCAGCGGCATGATCCACAGCGTAATGATGGTGCCACGCCTGCCGGTACACCAGGCCCGCGAACGCATCGTTTCGAGCTTCAGTACCAGCCACCTGCTTTTTATAGACGACGACATGGTATTTACCCTGGCGGACGTACAGGCGCTTATAGACGCCGACAAGCCGGTCGTAAGCGGGCTCTACCACCGCCGAGGCAACCCGCCACTGCCTATTTGCTACAAGCTCCGCGACGGCCAATTTCAACACGTACAACCACCCGAGAAGCTATCGCCGGTCGCCGGTAGCCTAGCGTTCACACTAATAAGCAAGGAGGTAACAGACAAGGTCGGGCCGGAGTTCCGGTTTGCCGACGGCAAAGGAGAGGACATCGATTATATGTACCGAATAGCAAACGCGGGCTTCGAAATGTGGCTCGAACCTAAAGCAAAAATAGGCCATTTAATGGAGGTGGCAATATGAGCAAAGCAAAAAAACAATACTACGTTCTCTCGCAGGGTTTCAACACTTCAGACACAGTCGGTTGCGTTGAAATCATCAAAAACACACGCACCGGTTTGACCGACGAAAAGCTGGCGCGCATGGTAATAGCACCGGCATTCGAGCAAGCGCCGGACGGATCACTAAAAATAATCGGGTGGTCTTTGATACCGGCTAGCCACGTAAAAGGGGGCAATCATGGGTCAAAGGCGAAGTAGCGGCGTACTGATAACCGAAATATACACCGCAAATAGGCGAAAAATAAGCGTCTACGATGAGGCGCACGGCAATACGCTGTCGATAGAGCTACCGTATCCTTGCTCTGTCGATCAGGCTCGAGCCACTAAAGAGGATTTAATCGAACGAGTAAAGGAGATGGCACATGCAAAAAGCAATCGACGTAGTACGGCCGACATGCCCGCAGGCGAACCAGCACCATCAGTTGCGTAAGTGGGTGGCATCGCTACCCTCCTGCGCCTGGCAGGATGATGGCTATTGGTACTTGATAGTCAAGCCAACGCCACATCCATGCACCTGGTATATAGCGAAAGAGGACACTTTGAGCCAGACACAGCGTGGCCTGCGACTACTAGCGCGTTGCTTTTATTCACTCGGCGCCACCTCCATTACTGTATGCCATAAAGCATAAATGGTATTGACGAAGCGTAAACGGTATGCTAGTATGTGAAGTGTTCAAACAACATAACGCATAAAAGGAGACCAACCACTATGCAAGACAAAATAAAAAACCTAATTGAGAACAACGAAAAGGTCGCTGAAGCATGCAACGTATGCAAAGCAATCTGGAACGTGGCTCTCGTAGTAGTACCAGCGGGCATCAGCTGCTACCTGATCATCACGAACGACGACAAGATTGTCATCGGGGTTGGCGCAGCTCTCGCACTATATAGCGCATACCGCCTTTGGCTCAACGCGTATCACGCGGCGAAACAGCCAGCCAAGAAGGGCAAAAAGTAGCATTCAGCAGGGGTCGGCAATACGCCGGCCCTTTCTGATATAATAAGTGCTACGTGAGTAATTTTATGAAGAGATTAATCATTCCGTTGCTTGCCATACCGCTTACATTCCTAATCGTCCACGTAAAAGCAGCAACTCCACACGACACCTCGCAACACTATAATTCTGCCGTCGTTGATTTAGTTGCGCCCAAAGTTAGCGCGCAGGAGGCCACACAGGGCGCCTCAAAAGACGAAACGGCTACTATTGCGGAACAAGCGCCAGAGCCCACGCAAACCGCTCCAAAAGCGCCACGCTGGGCAGTTTCAACCAGCCCACACGGTGCAGTAACGATTGACGAGATAAATACTGCACTGCAGGTATACCAGGACAAGGGGATGCCAAAACTAGCGGCCGCATATTTGGTCGGTAACTTTATCGGCGAAAGTCACCTGAAGCCCTGCGATACTATCAAGGGCGACGGTGGCGCAGCCTGGGGCCTGGCACAATGGCACCCTGGCCGGCGCGCAGATATGCCTTGCGACTACGTGGCACAGCTACACTGGGCGGTAGACGTAGAGATGCAACGCGACTCTCCGGCCTCACGAGCCACCCTGTTCGATCCAAACGCCGGCGTTAGCGATATACAGCAGGCACTCAAGAACTGGGAGCGCTGGGGTACACTAGGCGCGCGCTGGGTATACGCGGCCAACGTATACGCACAAATCCAAGCCCAATAAAAAAGAGCCCTCCAAGCTAACAACAAACTCGGGGCTCTTTTTATATTTACAGCATTTATGGATAGCTGCCCAACCGCTCACGCTTTCTGTAATCCCAAATGTTACTCAGCGCCGGCGCCCCGATCCGGTCATACGTCAGCTTACTGCAGGCTGGCCGATGCACGACGTTCGCGGTTTACTTTTGTAATATACCACAAAACGAGAAACCCACCGCAGTAGTAACGGTGGGTTTATTGCTATTGCTGCCTTACGCTGATGATGCCATCTATTGGGGCTGCTCAGTACCGATGCGGTGAGGCGAACCTACTTCCGATCGTTACAATGCTATAATAGCATTATAGCTCTATTTTGTCAATACTATTCTTGACAATTAGCTAACGATTGGGGGTAGTATTCGCACCAGTTTGCAAGTCTATCGATTACCGGCCACCAGTACATTACCCAGATGATGGCGCCGGTTACAATAACCGTGAGGGCTAGCAAGCCAACCCTCCCGAGTATTTCTAGACTACGCTTCATCCCGCTGCTCGATGGCTTTTTTGACGATGTCATAGCTCTGGGTGGCTACGAGTAGTGTTGCCGCGCTGAATACCAAGTAACTAACCCAGCTAACGAGCGGGATTGCACCGAGTAGGAACACTGCGCCGGCCGACACGATGAGTGACAACACGGCCGCTACGACCACTGGGTATTTCTGGGCCGGTATTTTTATCGCCTTCCACTTGAGCGCCTGTGTGAGCAGGGTTGTAATGACACCGCTTGCAAGGGCGGCGGCTGCTACTGTAAATATTTGCTGAACGATCGCTACTGTTACTGCTTCCATAATGAAGCCCTCCTTAACTTAATTTGAGCACTTGGCCAGGGAAGATGCGGTTTGCATCTGCGATGCCGTTTAACTGTTGAAGTCGCTGCCAGCTTGTGCCGTTTGCTGAAGCGATGCCGCTGAGAGTGTCGCCACTCTTTACGGTGTATGTTTGTGCTGCAGGAGCAGCAACGCCGCCGCCGGTAACTTTTAGAACCTGACCAACGCGGATCAAGTTAGGGTTACTGAGGCCGTTGATTGCCGCTAGGGTTTGCCAGCTAGTACCGAAGCGCTGTGCAATACCGCTCAAGGTGTCTCCGGCGACTACTGTGTACTGGCCGGTTTGTGCAGGCGCAGGAGCGGCCGCACCACCACCAACGTTCAATATTTGGCCGACTCGGATCAGGTTCGGGTTAGTGATACCGTTCCAAGACACCAGGTTCGCGACCGAAGTACCGAAGCGTGCAGCGATGCCAGAGAGTGTATCGCCAGCAACGACAGTGTATTGACCGCCTGCAGGAGCTGGGGCCGGAGCACCACCGCCTTGGCTTGGCGCACTGATTTGGCCGGCCTTGCTGACCTGGCCGTAATTGTCGAGGCTGGTACGGTTATAGTCGACCGCACCGTTGAGGTTTTGGCCGTTCAGGTACTGGTAAAGGTGGATGCCTTCGCGTACTTTGCCACCGCTCCAAGCGTATGTTTGCCAGAACCACGTCGCAGTTTTGTTGGCCATACAGCGATCCATGACCGCATAACTACCGTAAACACCGACACGAGCGGCGCCAATGACGTCAGCACAACCGCGCAGGTATTCGTCGACAGCACCTTGCTCGCCGGCGCTAGCGTCCCAGTCAACAGCGAAGTATACAGGGCTGTTTTTTGGTAGGCCCAGGCGGTTGATTTCGCGCTGTGCTGCCTCGGCGTGTGCCTTGCCGGTTCCACGTCCCTCGATAGGGCTTCGTGCATAGGCTTCGTATACAAGAACAATCTCGAGGCCGTTGGCTACGAGGTCAGCGAGCTCGCCGGCGTCGAGGCCTTTGCCACCCTGTCCGTCCTCAAATAAATATCGAACAACGAACTGCTTACCAGCCCGCTTGATTGCTGCACCGCCAGGTCGCGCCCAGCTATAATCGATTCCTTCTGTTGCCATGATGATGGTCTCCTTTATCGCTTAATTTACAATTTCTATTGTAACACTATTGCGAATTCTTGAGTGCGCGAGCAGCCATTCGGTAGAGTAGCCAGATAGTAAATGCCGACAAAAATGCGGTGGTAGCATTCGATAACGCGTACCATAGAGAGATTGTAGGCACCGTACTGACTGCTCGTTGCAGGTCACTAGACACCGTTAACCAGTCGATTGCGATTGGCACAAAGTTGCCGAAAAATATAATCAGCGACAGTATAAAAAGCGCCTTGCGATAGAGGCGTAAACCTGGCTCTACTACAAACCTGAAAAGCCGGACTTGCTTGTATAGAACCGCCAAAATAAAAGCGTCTGAAGCCAGCCGTATGATCAGTAAAATCAGTGCGTATGTTTGAATGCTCATTTTATTCCTGCCCCACCATTGCCTTTGCGATTTGTATTGTAAAGCCGTTACGCTTAATAACCTTTTTTAGTTTTTCAGCGTCGCCACGTGCTTTCTGCAGTGATTTTATCACTTTTTCATGCTCAACAGTAGCCTCAACAGTAGCAGCTTCGATTTTCTCCTCGAGCTTCTTGGTACTACGGTGGCGATTCAATGGCCAAAAATCAAGCCTTTTCATTACTTCCGTCCTGTTGCTACATTAACTTTATCTATTAGCATACCAGTCGCCTGGCTGAATGTCTGTATAGTTTTCGTCAATTCCTGGGCCGTCTCGAGGCTTTCAATGCGGCGCGCCTCTTGCTCTGAAAAGCGCTTGTCGGTAATTTGGTCGATCTTCCGTTGCTGGTAAACAACAACACAGCCAAGCGCAAAAATTATGATGCCTGGCAAGCCGTATGCTGATAAGAGTTGTCCGAAGTCCATACTCTTACTTTATCACTCGGACGCCGTTGCCACAATGCGATCACCGCCTATATTTAGCTCATCGGGGAGGGCGTTCCCACACTGGGCGCAGGCTTTCATAGATACCGACGAGAGGCCGCAGTACTGGCAATTATGACAACGGGGGCAGACTACCATGTAGCGCTCACCAAAACTAGACTGGCACCAGATACAACGTAATGCCGCGCACACCTTTGGTTGAAAGTCCATCACTTTGCCGGTATGCAAATATGCCTCCTCCTGGTTCATCGTTTTGAACTTACGCTTCATGCCAGGGGCTGGCGGGATTACTGTATTCCCTTCGTAGTATAGATTAAGTCCACTTTCCATATTTCTAGCACTCCTGTGACCGAGTTAGCGCCGGTCGGGTCGGTGACCATCGAAACCTCAAAACTTGGCTGGTCGAATGTCGGGTTGTCGTCGATTTCGATTTGCGGTATGAGGTGGCTTATGTCTATTGTAACATCCACGCGCCGGTTGGCATCGGCCGACTCCAGTACGTGTATCATTGCTGGCTGTGTAGGAGATACTGTTTGGTCTGGGTAGGGATTCACGACGTATGCGCCACCAATCCAATGCAGCACTCTGTTGGGCGCCGATACACTGACGTCGAACACTATCGACGCGTGTATCGCCACGTTTTTTAGCTCGAGCAAATCCTCGGGTACTGATATGTCGAGATGCGGCCCGTAGCCACAGAAAATAGTGCGAGCCACTGCGACACTTCTATACTGGTATTTTACCTCCTGGTGGCGAGTTTGTGAGCCCCTCATGGCGTTGCCTCATAATCTAGCTTGATGGTTTGCATAAGCTCTATCTCCTGTGGAGCGTTGCCGGTCATATAACCAGTGGCGCCCAGATCAATTACTACCCAGATGCGGCGCTCATAGTCTGGGCTTATTGGCTGCGGCAATAACTCCTCTCCAAACTCGAGCGTGAACGGTAGTGCGGTGCTTGTTGGCACGTTGATTATTGCGGTAGCAAGCGAGCGGTCAAGAGTACCGACAGGCTTCTCATAAAATAGCAGCACGTCAAACGCCACACGCGAACCCTCGGAGTTTGGGCAGAGCCCATTGTTTCCAGCGTTTGTGAAAGGTAGCCAGGTGTCATCGCGAAGCACTAGCTTGTTATTGCGACGAGAAAACGGATTGACTTTTATAGACCAGTAGATGTACGAGTACGCGGCGGGCAGATAGCAAAAACCGGCGCCAGAGCCACCACAGCCTGGGTTAAAACGAAAGTCCCACCCCTTAACCTGGTTAGAAGGGAAGCCTACATTTTCGCGTGTTTGTGATCCGGCCATTACAATACCCCCGCCACAGCAGTATGGATGTTTAGATAGTTGAACTTGAAGGTGCCGGTTATTGTAGGCACCTTGTTGAAATATAGCACCAGCACAAATACGTCGCGTCGATAGTCTGCGCTGCCGTACACAGGAAGCGCTGGGAGGAGGTTTAGCAGATCAGCCGATATTTTACCGGCCGACACAGTCAAAGGCGCGTCAGTGCCGCGTATTTTGCGCCAGGCGGCATTTATCTCATCCTCTGTGTATGTAGAAACCCTGCTATAAAGCCCACTATCAAGCCGGCCAATGCCTATTTTTAGCGTAAGGTCGCTGTCGCCTGAAGCCACAGTCAAATCTAAATCGAGAAAGCACTCGGTCATTTCGCCATAGTGAGGCTTGAGTATTCGGATCGGGCATATTTTAGAGGCGCCAATTTGCGCGCCGACCGCCGAATCGCCAGCGATTGTCTCAAAAACACCAGGGAAATAGTCGTTCATATCCGACATAAGATTGCCGGAGCCGTTATTTTTATTACGCATAACGTCACGCTCGGAGCTGTCGTTATAGTTTAGACCCCATATAGTGCCACGTACTGGCACTGAATAGACTCGCGATGCTGTGTCTTGTGATCCCATATACTAATTCTAGCACCGAGACTTATAAAAGCCGATCCTAACTATCTGCAGTGTAAATAAGCTCTGCTGCTAATAAGAATATAGTACCAGTGATAGCTCCAAAGTCTCCGAATGCAAACACGACAGTACCACCAGCAGCGAGGTTTGCTGCAGGGATTGTAGTCGCAAGTGTCAGCTCTTTCATATCTGTAGTGTATGCAAAGGATGGGTTAGCTCCAGCCGTTACCACATTCCAAGACGACCATGCACCACTTGGCCCACGCGCACCAATGAAATGCGTACCTGTTCTGCTCTGGTTATTCGTAGTCCTTACGTGCAAAACAATCTGGGCTGTTGTGCCGGAAACATAATCTTGGGGTACGCACACGTGTCCGCGACCATAGTCAGCGACAGTACCTGAAAATGATACTTCAGGCGCACCCTCAATTTTAGAGTTTGCAGCAGTACCACCGTCACCCTGGATTGAAAACATGGCGCGGCGGGTTCTATTTGCAATTTTTGCTGCGGTAATACTTTCGCTGGCATAGTGCCTTGTAACTATTATTCCATCCTCGAAACCATTACCGTTATTGAACGCCGCATCGTTGGCGCCCATCTGGTTCATTTTTGTAGAGGTCAAAAGCTCGTCAGCGACGAAAGTAATGACCGTGTATCCTGATGATGGCATTATGCTACCCTCTCAAGCTGGAACGTCTCGAATCGCTCGGTTGTTCCGTTAATTTCATAATCGACTTTCTTCTTTGAGCCCGCCTGCTTCAGGGCCACGGTAACTCGTATCTGTTCTCTCTCAAATGGGCTTAAGGCACGCATTGGTGGTGAAGACTCAACTACTCGATCATTTTTGTCGACGACCATGTGGCTTGTTGGCACTTCTCCGCGTTCAGCTTCTCCGAGGCGAGTGTCGTTGCCGCAGGCACACTGATAGCCAACCATAGGCTTGCCGTCAGGTGTCTTATCAAGGCGCACACGAGTAGTAACGAACAGGTCTTGGTAGCCGTATATCTGCACTCCGCGCACTGGCACGTTGCCACTCCTGGTCGGTACTTCGACAGCGATGACGCGCTTGCACTGTAGGCAGCGTACAAAACTCACCTGTCCATATTGCTTAGAATAGAACTCGGCCATTGCCTGCAGCTCTTTTTCGTCTTGCTTTGGGTATTTTGTTAGTGTAGCGGTCATCGATGATCTCCTTGCTTTAATTGTATCACTTACAATGCTAATTTGTCAGCACCATCCAGGTATGAAATGTCAAGCTGAAAATACGAGGTGAGTGGGCGCTCCTCCACATAAGTTTTCTGGTATAGGTTGGCATTAACTCCAAAGAATATCTCAAGCCCGAGCACAAAGCAGTGCTTCTCTTCGGCGGTGTCCTGAATAAACACCGTCGTAGCGTCGCCAATTTGCAGGTGTGGCACTGGGAAGTTTGGCAGCTCCATGCGCGCCATAGGGTCGCTGAAGTGCTGGATTAGCATATACCCGAGGCTGTTGGCGCTCGAAACGTCCTGGATTAGGTCGTTTTTGATTTCGATTTCTTTGCCACTGTCGTCTGGGTTCAGGCCATATTCGTCGATGCTGGTTTGGTTTATTTGCGGGCTCGTAGCGAGCTGAGTGACCTTTGCCGGCTGGCCAAATAACTGGATGCCAGTAATGTAGATCGGTAGCACGTCGGAGTTCGCAAACGTCATGCGATAGGTGTTGCCGAAGTTGTGAACGCTGGTCAGTGTAATGAACGCCGAACCAGTGGCCCCGTCGTTCTCCTTGTTGTAGTTTGTACTATAAACGCTACTGCCGGCATTGAGGTCGATATAGACCGGTGTGTCAACACTAATAGCAGGGAAAGTACCGAGGTCGTCTTTGAACTCCACGAAAATATCCTTGCTGCCACCGGCCGGTATGAGCGTCTCGTCGGTAGCCTTCGAGAGCTCGTACATTTTGTTGAAAGCGGCAGGCTTGAGGGGCCTAGAGGTAGCCAGCACGTCATTTATCACGTTGGTGCTGTCCCAGCCTATGTCCTCTATATTCGAGTAAGTAAAGTCCCAGACGCTGGTTTGATTTTTTGCAAAGTGCAGGCGGTTCCAAAACTGAATAACACCGCGCTCGTCGACAAACATAAGTGCGCCCTCGGCTTCGCAAATCTCCTGGAATATGTCGGTTACAATACGGTCTTTCACTGGCAGGTAACCGATAGGGAGCTGGGTGCTCTCCTCGATATTAAACTGGCTCGAGCTGAAGCCCTGCTCTATAAGCAAGTCCTCGATAATATCTTTTACGGTAGTATCGACAAAAACGTCCAGGTCGCTTTTTTTGGTACTGAGAAACGCCAAAGCGTCAAAGCACTTCAGCTTGGTGGTTCGGTTGACGTAGTTATTAACCGGTCGCTCCGAGTAGCCAGTAAACAGGCTGATATACTCGCCCTCAAAACCATTCGATAGTTTTACGGGACGGTCGCGCTTTATGTAGTCGCCAATGGTCGGATCGAAGCCTGGAAGGTAGCGCTTACTAGTGTTGTCGAGCTCTATCTCTGCTGTGGCCATAATCAAACCCCAGGGGCGGGCGCTGACTTTTTTAATGACGCGGTAGCTTTTTAGGTTTGCCGTCTCGTCCATATAGTCGTATTTATCGAAAAATGTAATGAAGTCACCGTTGCCCTTGAGTGGATCTGGGCCGTCAAGGTATGAGTGGTCGAGCTGAAAAAACTTTGCAGCAGCGTTGTAGTTTCGTAGCCACGAAATAAGAAGCCCAGGTTTTGGCTGGATTATAGGCCCAGTGGCGGCAGTTACGAATTCGGAGCTGACTACTTGCATTTTACGGCTCCCTGAGTGTCAGTTTGAACGGTGCCTTTGGCGGGGTTCCAACTAAAGTGTAGGCATCTAAATCCTCGTCCGGTATAGCATCGAATGACAGCGTGCCAGGGGAGTGAATGCTATTTGTGTTGACGTAGCTTATTACATCCCCAGAGTCCACCATAGCTTTGATAGCCTGATAGTCGGCCTGGCTGATATGCGACCACGACAATACGGCCCGCTTCTTGTCGGGGAAGCGAGAACGCTGTTGCGATCCGTCGATTGCAAAGCTGTCGGTTTTTACTTTGTCGGGGTTTTCATTTACGTTTGAAACCCAGAACTCTGTGCCGTTGAGTGTAATTGGTGATGCCATTATCGTAGTGCTCCCATATCATCTAGTTTAAGCCCTTGGGCCCGCAAAGCGCGAGTAATTTTCTTGGCCATGTCTACTGCCTGTGCGTCGCTGAAGTCTGCAGGGTCTCCGGTATAGTTGATCGTGAAGAGCGAGCCGCCTGGCTCTACCTTTATACCAGAGCCTCCACCACCGCCGGCCTGCGCTGCGTTGCTCAACATGCGCTCTAGCTTATCGAGAGGAATGACCGCCTCGGACTTTCCGCCTTCAGCAATGTTCGCAAGTATACCGCCTGGCTGGGCCGGTACGATACCACCCTCGGCTAGTCGTGGCAGGTTGAGGTTGCCGATTTTGCCAATATTTACGCCAGGGATTTTGTTGATGGTTCCGATGACGCCGTTAATAGCGCCAACAAAACCGTTGACGATGTTTTCAGCGCCGGAGAGGATACCGTTTACCACGCCCTTTACCGCGCCGACGATGCCGTTACTTACCGCCGCACCAATCGAGCCGAATATAGAGGTGATGGCGTTCCAAATGCCCTGGAAGAATCCGGTTATACCGCCCCAGGCGTTGCGAATAGCGTTGACGGCGCCAGTAAACATATTGGCAAACCAGGTGCCGACGCCCGAGAATATGCTGACAATACCGTTCCAAACGCTACCGAACCAGCCGACGACGTTCGACCATACCTGTTTGATGAACTCCCAGGCTAGCGCAAAAGCGGCTTTTACCGTCTCCCAGTTATTGATGATCCACAGTACTGCGAGCCCAATAGGGCCGGTGAGTATGGCCAGTAACAGAGGCCAGTTGTTGCTTATCCAATCCCACACCGCTTTTATAGCGTTCCAAACTGCCTGAAATACGCCCGTTACAATGTTTCGGAACGTCTCGGAGTTATTCCAAAGCAGCACGATAGCCGCTATGAGGGCCACTATTGCGATGATTATGAGCGAGATAGGGTTTGCGTTCAATGCGACGTTTAGAGCCCACTGAGCGGCCGTCCAGAGCGCTGTGGCGGTACGCACGGCAGCCATAGCAATGCCATGCGCCACTAGCTTGGCAGTATTGAATACCCAGATGCCACCCTGCTTCGCGAGCTCGGCGGTGTTTTTTGCGATCCAAACCAGTGTCTTGGTGGCGTTCATAAAGTCGCTGATCATGCCGGCCAATCGTATCGTGGCAAATGCGGCCGCTAGCCCACCGATGACAATCGTGAGCGTTTGGCCGTTATCGATTACCCACTGCAAAGCGCCTGGTAGCTGGCTAGTAAGTACGGTCAAGAAGTCCGTTAGAGGTGGCAGTACCTTTGTACCGAGGTCAGTACCCATAGTCTCGAGTGTTGATCGGAAGTTGTCGAGCGCACCATTGAACCCGCTATTTTGCGCTGCAGCGAGGTCTGTGGCGGCTCCCTGCTTCGTAACGGACTCAGCCAGCTTATTGAAGCCCTCGGCGCCCTGAGAGGCCAACACGCCAGCCACACGCGAAGCATCGGAGCCGAATATAGTGGCCAATGCCTGGTTGCGTTGCTCGACGGTCAATTTGCCGAGCTTGTCCTGCAGGCTGTCTGCAGTCGCGGCTATACCGATAAAGTTACCCTTGGCGTCAAAGAAATCGAGCCCGAGCTGTTTCATGAGCTCGCTGGACTCCTTGGTAGGATTGGCGAGTTGTTGGAACATGGCCTTTAATGAAGTACCGGCGTCGGAGCCCTGTATACCGGCGTTAGAGAACAGCGACAGCGCCGTAACGGTGTCCTGGATGTTCACGCCCATAGATTTGGCACCAGCACCCACCTGTGAAAGGCCGAGCGCCATGCCCTCTACTGAAGCCGTGGACGCGTTGGCACCACCGGCCAAGAGGTCGGCCACACGGTTCGCCTCTTTACCCTCGAGACTGAAGGCATTTAGAGCCTGGGCTGTTACGTTCGCAGCAAACGCCGCATCAACCTGACCGGCTTTTGCAAGCGACAATACGCCCTTAGAGGCGCCCAGGACGTTGTTTACGTCCAAGCCGGCCTTTGCCAGCTCCGTCATGGCATTCGCGGCGTCAGCAGCCGATACGCCAGGCAGGGCGGCATCCTGGCCCAGTTCGCGGGCCTTCTGTGATAGCTGGGCCATTTGGTCGGCGGTTGCACTCGATACGCTACCGAGTATGTTGAGCGATTGCTCGAAGTCGCCTGCCATGTTTATCGAAGCACCACCAGCGGCTAATGCCGCCACTGATACGCCGACAAGCGCACCTTTAATCATTCCACCAACGGCAGCGAAGCGGTCACCGGTTCTACCAGTGGCCGCCTCTGTTTCGGATGCCATACGCTTGACGTCATCCTGCGCCTGTTTGATGACAGCACTGGCGTTGTTTTTCGCCGAGAGTAGGATGCTCAAATTGCTGTCATTGTTCATATCGGATCGCCTTTACTACCTTTTACGCGGTTGTTGATTCTTTTGATGCACTGCGTCTTCTATCATTTTAACAGTCAGAACATCTAAAAACCATTGTGGCTGATCCATATACTCGTCGAACGTCCAGTGCATGTGCTCGCACACCTGTACAATCTCGATTTCCTTCGGGATTGCTGGCGCTGAACTTTTACTAGCGAGAGCCCGCGCGTAAGCTGACGCTAGCTCGCTTTTTTTGAGTCGTCAACCTGTGATTCCTGGTTGATCTCGTTGCAGCGGTTCAGCACTGCTTGGTAGTCGTTGGCGTGCATATCGAGGCAGGCTTCGAGGATGGCATCTTTGTCGCCACCGAAGTCGTTACCGTCAATGCTAATTACAAAGTTCTTGACCGTGATTTGGTTAATTTCCTGGAGGGCCGAGCCTGGCAGTTCGCTAATATCGACTACCTTGCTATTGTCGGCGTCCTTGCCTTTTGCGGACTGTTTCTGTGCTTCAGCAACGTCCACCTTTGAGTGGCGTAGGAAGATAGCAGATTGAGCCTGCTGCATGCGGGCCGTAGGGTACGGTCGCAATACTATTTTTTGACCCTGTACCGGAGTGGTGAGGTCTACGTTTGTTTGTGGTAAAGCCATTGGATGGTCTCCTTATCTTAGTTGTTTAACAGCTTAATTTTAGTAGCTAGTGACTGTGTTTGTCAATCGAGCGAAGAGTAAACCGGTCTCGCTGAAGTCGTACAACCCCTTGAAACTGATGGTTTGCTTTGTGGCTGCGTTGGCATCCCAGTTTCGCTCTTGCTCGGTAAATGCTACCTTGGCGAGGTCAAAGCGTAGTGCTGGGCTGTGTAGGCCGCCAGTGCCGATAGTAACGTCGGTGTTGATTGCTTCAAGGCGCAGAGCCTTTTTAGTACCACCGAAGACGTAACCGCGAGCGGTCAGGTTGTCTCGGTAGGCTTCAAAGCTACCTTCGACGCCAAATTGCTGGTTGATGATGTTGTCGATCTTCGCAGCGTTGGTGGCGACATCGTCAGGGCCGAACACGTATTGAACCTCAACGTTCTTTGAAACGGTGAGCGTAAAGTTGGTGATTGGTGTTGCGGTTGCTTCGTCGAGGTCGGCGATAGCGTCATCGATGTAGAACTGCAGGTGGCGAGCTAGGAACTCTGTCTGCTCGGTGTGGCTGACAGTGTTTGATGCACTGGCGCTAGGCTTGCTGAACCAGCTCGAAGAGCGGGTCAAGAAGCTGTCGAGGTCGGCATTTAGCTCCCACTCGTCAAGCATAGCCAAGGCGTATCGAACGTCCTGGTTGGCATCTTTTACTGCTAGGGTAACGGAACCGTGCTCGTTTGTGTTGAGTAGTTCGTATTCGTGGTCGTATACACCGGTGCTTGCGCGCTGCGTGCTCGTAGGAGCCTGGCCAAATAGAGCGAAGAGCTCAACGCCCACGCTGTTAATGAAAATCTTACCTTCGTAACCACCCTCACCCCAGCGCTTGCTGACGGCAGAGTCGTTTAATTCCTCGATGCGGCCGAATGAGCTATCGTTATCGATATACTCTACCTTGTCATCGAAATCAAAGCCGGTAACACCGACCCAGTAGCTTGGCGCCACGGCAGTACCGCGCACCGATTCTTTACCAATTCCCACCGCACTTAGGCGGCCAATAACGCGTGCCATTATTTTGTCTCCTTTAATTTAGCTTTGTATAATTCGTCCGCTTT